AAATCAAGGGGTGCCGATGGGAGTGGGGCGATCGGTGGGTTGTCGCCTTACCGGATTCGGAAACGGTTTCCGTAGGGCGCGCAGCGCCGGTGAGGCCGCTCCGGCCGAACCGTCCAATACCCACATTTCCTTGAAATAAAACCCTCTACCGCATATCCTGTAATGCATAACCTTAGGCCAAGGCCATAGATGCTGCCCAGGATTCGACTTAAGACGGCCTACATCCCCTCCGGATACCCCAGCCCCAAGGTCCAATGATTGCCGACGCCCGACAGGCCGCGGTAGCCCGCCAAGCCCCGAAGGTGGACCACATCGCCACCCTCCAGAAGTTCGTCTACCGCCTCCCGGCCGTTGAAAACGAACCCGATCGCAAGCGACTAGAATCCGTAATCCAAACATACACCACGCTTTACGCGCATGGCTGACCCCAAAGGCAAGCCCAAGAAATCCCCCGCAGAAAAGCGGAGGGAGGCGGAAGCCGACCGGGAGGGCTGGACCCAAGAGCGCATCAACGCCGCCATGCTCGCGGCCGGTGGTATCCCTAAGGGGACCACCCTTGAGGAGCCAAGACGAGGACCCGGACAGCCATCCAAGATCGATGATATCGATCTGGAATGGGTCCAACGCCTTGCGGCAGGCGGACTTACCAAGAAAGAAATTGCGGGTGCTTGCGGGATTGCCATGAGCACCCTCATGGACTACCAGAACCGTTACCCGGAATTCTCGGAGGCAATCGCCCGCGGCCGAGCCCGGGACATCACCGACATCGAGGACGCCCTTCACCGAACCGCCAAGGGCTACACGTTCGTCGAGGAAAAGCTTCAGTACGACACCCAGGTCGGCAAATGGGCCCGCGAGACGGTCATCAAGCACGCCGCCCCAGACACCAAAGCTGCCCTCGCCATCCTCCAGCATGCGGAGACCGGGAGCTGGAAGCCCAAGACCGACGTGGAGATGAAGTTCCCCGAGGCCCTGGTCCTCAAGTCCCTTTCAACCGGCAAGCCCATCGAGACCCTGGGCGTTGAAGCGCCCGCGGACAAATGAATGTGGCGCCCCCTCTTTTTCCTGGTCCTCTTCATGGCTGAAATCAGCCTGCACGCCAAGCAAGAGCAGGCCATCTACTCGCCCAAGCGCGTGATCATGATGGTCGCAGGGATTCAGGGGGGCAAGACCACCAGTGGATCGATCTGGATGCGCCGCCGCGTATCGACGGTGACCGAGTCCAATGTGAACTTCCTGATCACCGCGCCCACGGTCAAGATTTTCAACCAGTCCACGGAACCCGCCTTCGTCAAGATGTTCCACGGCCTAGGCAAGTACAACCGCTCCGAACACGTCTTCGAGATGAACCGCGGCCGGCGCATCTTCCTCCGGTCCCTGCACGAACCCGACGCCATCGAAGGCATGACCAACGTAGAGGGCATTTGGGCCGATGAGCTGGGCAAGTGCAACCTCAAGGCCTGGACAAACCTCGAGGGCCGCTCCGCCTTTCGCATGTGTCCCATCTTCGGAACAACCACCCCCTACGCCCTGAATTGGCTGTGGAAGGACATCTACAAGCCCTGGAAGCAGGGTAAGCGGCAGGATGTGGAGCTCATCCAATTCGCTTCCATCGATAACCCGCACTTCCCGAAACAGGAGTACGAGCGTCAACAATCCCTGTTAGACCCGCGCGTGTTTGCGATGAAGTACAAGGGCCAGTTCGAGCGCATGGCCGGCCTGGTCTATCCCGACTTCGATGATGTCCTGAATTACGAGGACCCATTCTCCCCGAACCCGCGGGATTACTTCATCTGCGGCGGGATCGATTTTGGGTTTACCAACCCGTTCGCCATCACCATCCGCGCCATGCACAGGAAGCAGCCGCGGGATTACCAGGTGGCCGAGTTCTACAGGTCCGGCATGCTCTTGGATGATATGACGGATATCCTCCGCAAGCTGCAAACGCGGATAGGAGTCGAGATATTCTATGCCGACTCCGAAGACCCGCGAACCATCGCCGACCTTAGGGCCAGGGGAATCAATATCCACCCGGCCACCAAGGGCCCGGGAAGCGTCAAGAACGGCATCGCCTCCCACGGCGAGCTCATCAGGACCCGGGAATACAAGATCTTCCGCGGCAAGTGCCCGCACACCGAGGACGAGTACGCCACCTACCACTATCCAGAGGACGCAGGCGAAGAGGCGAACCAGGACGAGAACCCGGTTAAAGCCAATGACCATTTGATGAACGCCAACGTGTATTGCACGGTGATGACCAAGGAATTCCGCCGTAACCGCGCCGTCGCCACCGCGACCCCCCTGGTAAAAACAGACCTGGAAGACATGCTCTCTGGTGATTGGGCGAAGCGGACGTTCGGGAATAAACAAGGCGAAGACGATTGGTTCAACACGTGAGCGAAGACCCGAGGGTTTACGAGAGGATAGGCGATTTGGAAGTAACAACCGCGGTACACGGGGAAAAACTCTCCGACCATTCCAAGCGCCTCGATAAGCTGGAATTCAAGGTCATGGGGTGGGTTGGGTTGATCGTAATCATCATCCAGGGCGGGTATCTGCTCTTGGAGAAAATGGGGAAGCCGTGAAATCCATCCTCCAATCCATCTCCCATCGCATCGCCGCCCATTGGAAAACCTCCCTGATTGGTGCCATCGAGGGAAGCGGACTGATTGTCGGCGGTTCCATCGTCACCGATCCCAAGCTGGCCAATGGCGCGTATGCCCTGGCGGCCTACCTGTTCATCAAGGGCCTCTTGGCCAAGGATGCCGCCAAGTAATGCCCAGGGTATACGTGAGGATTCCGTGGCAAGATCGTCTTTGGAGCCGCATTAGGTTGGCCCCCGGAAACTCTTGCTGGCGCTGGACTGGCAGCACCGATCGGCACGGATACGGGACATTAAATGTTCCATATGCGGATGCCAACAAGAGGCGGCCAGAGTACACCCATCGGTTAGCGTACGAATCGGCTTATGGGGTTGATCCTGAGGCGCTGTGCGTCTTGCATAAATGCGACACGCCCCTATGCTGCCGACCCGATCACCTGTTTCTCGGGACCAGAACCGAAAACGCTTTGGATAAGGTGGCGAAGGGGCGGGTTCCGCGCGGAATCTGTTTGCCGCAGGCTCGACTTACTGAGGCGCAGGTGATCCATATTCGCGAACGCGCGAAATCGGAACCTCAGCAATCGATCGCGACATCAATCGGCATTAGCCAATCAGCCGTGAATAGGGTTGTGAATTTCAAACGATGGAGGCATTTACGCCCACCTATCCAATGATTTGTCATTCCTGCGGCCACACCGAGGACATCATCAAGCCCATGCGTGACCATGACGCGCCGGAGATTTGCCGCGCGTGTCGCCAGGTTATGGGTAAGGACTACGGGTCCAAGGATTGGGCCAAGGTCGGCATGGTCACCTTCCAAGGCCATTTCAACGCCTCCCTGGGCCGGTACGTCGGCAGCCAAGGGGACATCCGGGACGCCCAGAACAAGATCCAGGATGCGACCGGCAGCCGCCCGATCGAGATCGGCAACGAGCGGCCGAAGGTGGCCCCGGTCAAGCATGATGTGGATATGCGCGAGGTCATCGCCTATGCGGAGAAGCTGCAAACCGACCGGGGGGAAACCGTCAATGCGGGATAAAAAGACCCAAGCTCATTGGATACCGCTACCCCCCGATTCTAACAAATCGAATGGCGGGGAAAAGTGCGACACCCAGGTTGGCCCCTGCTCTTGTGGGGCTTGGCATAACGAGAGGGAAACCGTAAATGCCGGCTGAAGCCCTCACACAAGGCGCGGACCTGTTCCTAGGCGCCAACAAGCCCATCGAGCCCCCGCAAGCCACGTCCATCCTCCAGCCGGACGACGAGATCAAAGAGATCCAGATGATCCTGGCCTGGCAGCGCGAGGCCGCGAACCATCGTCAGCAGTTTGATAAGCATTGGCCCGCCAGGCGCAAGGCGTACAAGGGTAAGACCTGGCAGGATCAGAAGTCCTCGGGGGCCAAGCAGACGCCGGAGATGAACCTGATCCGGATTGTGGTGCAAACCATCCTTCCGATCCTTACCGATGCGAATCCCGGTTTCAACGTCCTCCCCCGCGACCCCACGGACATCAAGTTCACGCAGATGCTTTCGGACGTCCTCGATTCCATTTGGGACCGTCGAGGCATGCCGGTTCGGATTGTCGAGGTCTTGATGGACCAAAGCGTTCTGGACAATGGCATCCTCAAGGCGTTTTGGAATCAGGACATCGAGGATGGCCGCGGGGACGTGGATGTCGAGGTCAAGGACCCGGAAAACATTTGGGTCAACAAGGGCGCCATCGACTTCGATCGGGAGTGCAAATACGTCATCGAGCGGGTTATTAAGACCGTTGGCGAGTGGAGGCGGCTATTCCCTGACATAGCCGAAAAGATCCGCGCCGACACCACCAAGGAACAGCAGCAGAAGGAAGAGGCGAGCCGCCCGACTTCGGAGGTTACACTGGTCTCCCCGGTGGACCAGGACAAGAACAAGGATGCGGATCCCGGCCAGGGTGTAGGCGACGAAAACAGTTATGCCGAAGGCTGGGAAGTCTGGTACGAGGACTCCTCCATGGAGGAGTTCGAGTTACAGAAAGAGGGTGAGCCGCCGGAAAAGAAGCTCCGGAAGAAGTTCCCGAACGGCCACCTTACGACGATCCTTCCCTGGCAAAAGCTTCGCCTTCAGTCCGTCCAGAACCCGAACGAAGGGCCCGGGTTCAACCCTTACGTCCGCTTCGTGGATACCATCCTTCCCCGTGAATTCTACGGCGAGGGCCTGACCGAATCCTTGATGGATATCCAGAAGATGCTCAACAAGGTCGCGCAGACCATTGTTGAGTATATGCGCCTTATGAGCAATCCGATTTGGATCATGGACAAAACGTCCGGTGTGAATCCAGACAAGCTCAC